AGCATACGAAGTAGAGGAGGAAGAATGAAAGAGATAAATGTAACAAGACATGCACTGATGAGATACGCTGCTAGAGTATACAAAGCGGCGGGAATTACAGATAGAACATTTGATAGCTGGAGAAAACGACATGAGCAAGAAGCTCAAGAACTGGAAAAATGTTTAAAGCTAGAATTTAAACAAGCAGAATATGTTACAACGGCTCAATTCGAAGGGCATAAGAAAGCGGAGTTTTACATCAGAAAGGATATTATGATGACCTATGTGGCGTCAGGAGAGAATTTGGTGACATGCTATTACATAGACTTCGGATTGGATGATACAGGTAATCGAGAGATGCTCGAAGTACTTTTTAAGAACTTACGAAGAGCTATCGAAGAAGAGGAAAATTTCGAGAGAAAAAATGAAGAAAGAGTGGTGGAAACTAAGAATTCTTTATCAAAAGTAAAGGCAGATCTAGCAGAGTATGGAGCGATTATAAATAAGTTGATAGAAAAACAAAATATCTTTGAAAATCAGTTGAAATTGATTGAATTAGAAAAGAAAGAGCTTTCTGAAACAATTAACAACGCACGAGAAAAGATAGTGCGTAGCAAGAAGGCGATGTAGGATGAAATGTGCTTGTTGTGAAAGAGAAATAACAAAAGATGAGAGATTTTACGAAATTCAGGATGAATTTTACTGCAATGCTTGTGTTGAAGAAAGAACAGCTACATATTATGTCGTAGCTGGAGAGACATGTTACGAAGAAGAAGTTGGTTGCTATAGAAATAGAGATGGATTTATTCAGAATATAGAAAGAGAAATTGAATTTCATAAACGAGCAATAGATATCTACTCTGTTAAAGAAGACGACTTTGGAAAAAGCATTGTAGAAACAGCAAAGAAAAAAATTCAAAAATTAGAGGAACAGAAGAAAAAAGCACTTGGAGATGATGAGGAATGAAACAAGTAATAACGTTTAAGAGTAATCCTGATTACTATGAAAAAGAAAAATTAGGATTGAAATGTAATACAGTTAGGGTGTTTGAATTATGCGATGACAGAGAATATATTTTGCGAGATATTATGAGTGAAGAAATAAAGAAAGAAGATGTTGTCTTAAAAATTGAGAATAATGAAACGGGAGAAACGTTTGAAAGAATGATATCTGATTTGACATTCTTTGCAACAAATGGCGTAGAAATATATGTTATTTCTTGGATACACAAAGATGAGGTGGTTTAGGAATGAAAATATACAAATACTTCATGAGCTATCAATTCAAAGGAAATAGCGAGTCAGGGATGGGAAATATTGGAATTGAGCTGGATGAAGAGATAAAAGATATGAAAACATTGGAAAGATGCAAAAGACACATTGAAAAAGCACTGAAAAATAAAAAATCAATTCAAGCGAATGTTATTATTTTAAACTTTCAACTTCTGAATGTTGAGGAAAATTAAAAATGGAAACGAAGGAAACTCTTGAACTCATAAGACTAGCAAAGTTGGGGGATATAGAAGCTAGAAATGAATTGATAGAGAAAAACATCAACTTAGTACATAAAATCAATCGCATGTATGGAAGTTCAGAAGATGGCTTTCAAGAAGGAATATTAGCTTTCTGTCATGCAATTGATAAGTTCGATGAAACAAAAAATGTAAAGCTCTCTAGTTATGCTTTTCATTGGATCCGTCAAAAAATCAAGCGGTATCGGGAAAGGGAGAAATATAGACTTCCATCTCATGTCATTGAAAAAATGAGTAAAGAGGAGCGAAAAATACGGATAGACTTTGAGTATCGAGATTTTAAGAGCGAAGATGAAACAACAATAGAGGAAGAAAACTCTATTTGTTTAAAGTCTACATTAGAGCAATATATCAAGCTTACTTGTGACGAGAAAGAAGCTCTTATTCTAAAAAAAATTTATTTCGAAGGCTATCAACAACAAGAGATAGCTAAAGAAATGGGAGTATGTAGACAAAGAGTCAATGCGATAGTAAAAAGAAGTTTGCAGAAACTGCGGAGAGTATTTTATGAAAATCATTATCACACAGGAAGAAAGAGATAAGCTATTACAATTGCTTGGAAATAGTGATTCTATACTCAGAAATAAACTATTGAAAGCAAAAAGGGAAAGAAAGAGTAGTACTTACAAGAAATGCAAAAACACAGAGAGAAAAATAAGACAGAAATTAGAAGAGTTGATTTGTGCAAATTACAGGATGAGCAATGAAGAACTCATTGAGAAATTGAATATTTCAAGAGCTCTATTTTACAAGAAATACAACAAGCAGGCAAGGGAGTTAAGAGGAAATTGCCAAAGTCAGGCTCTGTTTTGAGTCTGACTTTTTTTAATAGTCTATTTTTTAATAAAACTTAGACTTGAAAAAATGACGTTGTGGAGGTAGAGTGGATGAAAGAAAAACAGATTGAAAAGAACGAAAAATATTTAATTGAAGAAATGAAAAAGCATGATGGCTGGTGTGAGGTGAAAATAAAGCATGGATACATCATAGAAGCAAATAAAAAAGTGCCGATTAAAATTATAGAAAAATTGAATAAATAAGATACTTTGTAGCATTGAGCTCGGTATTTTCTAACTTAAAAAAGTTAGGAATTACTGGGCTCTTTTTTTATTGTACAGGAGGAATTATGAAAATCAAAAAGACATTCGCATACATGGGGAGTAAGGGAAGATTTTACAAAGAAATTAAAGAAATATTTCAAGAAAATTATAAAAAACATTTTGTAGATTTGTTTGCTGGGGCTATGGAAGTAACTTTGAATGTGAAAGAAGAATTTGGAGAAGTAACAGTACTTGCAAATGTCAAAGATGAGTTTATGGAAGGACTCATCCGGAACAGAAAACATGGAATAAAACTTTATAAAAAAGCGGTAGAACACATATTGAATGGAGAGACAATAACTTTAGGCAGAGCTTTTTATGAAGATAAAAAGAAATGGCTGGGGTGGAAAGAAAAATTTCATGAAATCACAAGGCAGAATATTCTTAAACTGGCATCACATGAAATCAAAGCATTACAAATGTTAATGAGTGTAAAACAAGATGACTCTTTGTCCAGCAATTTTTATTCGATACAAAAATTACAAAATTTAGAAAAATACTTACAAAAAATGGAAAATATTCACATAAAACATGAGTTTTTCAACAAAAATTGGCAGTTTGATAACAGTTTTATTTTGCTAGATCCGCCGTATGTGACTAGCACAGGGACAAAGGAGAGGGGAACAAAAGGGTATAGATATAAAGAGATGAGTTGGACAGAACAGGACGATATGGCATTGATAGAGTTTATACAAAAAAATAAAGAAAAAGGGAATGTTTTTCTAGTGTTCGGAAGTGTGGAGAACACTCTTTCAAACCTCATTCAAAAGACTTTTCCAGAGGCAACATTCACTATCAAAAAATACAAAAAATCTATGTTTGGGCGTTCATCAGAGAGGGAGGAGTGGTATTGTGTAATAAAATAAAGACAAATGAAAAAAAGTGTGTTACAATAAGAAAAAAAGCAAGGAGGAAGACATGGCAAAATATATTTCAGTCGCTCAAGCGGCAAATAGACTTAAAGTATCGGTTGACACGATATATAATTACTGCAAAAATGGCACGCTTGGCGGACAATATATATTCTGTCAACAAAAAGGGACTTGGAAGGTCGATTTAGAAAGCTTGGAACTTTTAGAAAAAGAGTCTTCTTTTAAAAGTAAATTGCAATTAAAAAAAGATACAAATCAATATAGTTTATTCTTAGAGAGTTGAAAAACTCTCTTTTTATTTACTATATTTTCATTGAAAATAAAAGATTTTTCATCCTATTAAAAAAAATAAAAAATTTTTAAATATTTCTTGAAAAAACTATTGACTTTTTCAAGAAAGGATGATATACTAATATTGTAAAGGGGAGGTGATGAAAGAGAGAAAAAACAAAAAAAAGGAGGTGGAAAAAATCAAAGGGAAAAAGAAAGCCCGCCAGAGGCGGGAGAGGTTAGAGATAGTGAAGTTGATACTAGAGTTCATGATTGCCGTCTTGGCTCTAATAACAACAATCCGAGATTTCTTGAAGGGCTAAAAGCCCTTCGGGGATCTCCCCTCTAACCTCATTATATCCCTAAAAAAACAAAATGTCAAATATGGTCATTATTTTACTGGGTTTGATTGGGATGCGGAGTAAAAGCATCTTAATCAAGGGAATGATTATCGTTGGTTTGTTATTAAATTTATTAAGAGGAATATAAGGAGGAAAATATGAAAAAGTTAATGGAAGTTGTAAAGGAAATGAAAGGAATGGAGGTAGCGGTAGAAGATTTTGAAAATGAAGTAATCATAGCGTTCGGTGATTATGAATTTAATGGAATTTCAGAAGTAGTTCTGGAAAAATCAATGGGACAAAATTATGATTATACCGCATATGTGAATGAAAAAAATGCTCCGGAAGTTTTCATTTCTGTAGAAAAAACAGATGAAGGCATCATAGTTTTGGATGCGTGGACAAATGAAAAAGAAGAAAATTTTGAAAAAATGATTGGAAAAACTTGGGCAGAAGTAAAGGAAGACATGATAGACAGTATTACTGTAGAAATGGAAAATGTGGATGTAAAATCAGGAAGTTGTATCGTAGATTTCACAAATTGTAGTTTTTTATCTATCATGGGAACATATAGAGAAGAAAATGATGAAGTTATCATTGAAGTTGCAGATAATGCAATCATATATGATAACAGAGGATAAGGCAGAAGGGGACACGATCCCCTTCTACTGAAAACTACAAGGAGGAAATCATGAAAAACTATAAAGAAAAAAGTATCTATGTTGGAATGTCAGATATAGCCGCATTGACGGCGGTTGGTTGCGTGGAAGAAGCTCCTTTTATCAACGCGGAAGTGATTGTCTTCGGAGAGGATGCGGCATATAAAGCATATATTGTAGAAAATGATGATGCAGAAATTCCGGGACACTATGAACTATGTCACACTTTTCAAAACTGGCTAAAAATCTATGATGATGATGGATTGGTAGAGGAAATCAAGGGAAAAGAAATCAAAATATATAGAGCTGGGTCTATGGGACTCTTAATACATGTTATAAAATAAACTAAGAGGGGACAACGTCCCTTCTTAGAAAACAAGGAGGGATGTTATGACAGAAAATACATGGGGCGGAAAAAGAGAGGGCTCCGGGCGGAAAGCAAAAGAAAACAAAAAAATCACCAAATCTTTTGTGATTTCTCCGGAGCTTTTAAAAAAATTGGAAGAGAAATATCCGGGACAAAGCTTCAGTAAAGTGATAGAAGAAGCTTTGACAGAATTTCTGAAAGAATAAAGGAGGCTATTTGGACATTGTAAACATTTATGAGCTGGAAAAGAAATTGGAATCTTTGGCAGATATAAACGGATTTCGTTTCTCTGTAAATTCATGGTCGGCTGGGCAAATACATAGAATCTACTTTACTATGTACTACGGAAAACGCAGACATCATTGCGGCTTTGTAGATTGCTCAAATAATAGGTATTATGTATGTGATGCAACAAATAAAAAAGGGGTCAATTTACTGACTGGAACAATAGAAAGACGGCAATATCGGGCAATAGCAAAAGTCATTTTTCAGGAAGAAAATGACAAAGAAGAAGAATTTGTTGAATTCTTGAGAAGCAAATTTTGGAACTTTGAAAATATCCGAATTGCGTTACAATATTATCGGAAAGGATTGAACCTTGAAAAGCTCCCAAATACATTAACAAAAGAGCAACTAGAGCAGGTCATTGCTTGTATTTTAGAAAATCAAAATAAGTTAATATAAAGAAGACGAGAAATAAAAATCTCGTCTTTTTTTCTTTTTTGTGGAATTTTTCGAGTTTTCCGAATGAAAAAACGGAAAGAAAGGCACAATATAAGTGAAGAATAAAGAAAGGAAGGGGGAGGCTCTGTGAACGTTGAGCAAATTCGAGCAAAGAAATTGTACGCCGAAGGCAAGAGTGCGGAAGAAATCGCAAAGTTATTAGAAAAGTCGACAGGAACGATATACAGATGGATAAAGCAGTATAAAGAAGAGTTCGAGCAATCTCGTAAAATCGCACAAATGACGACAGATGACATGTCTGACTTGCTGGATGAAGCACATAAGAAAAACTTGCTTGAAATTATAGAAAATCCTCACTTATTGCAAAATCCGAAAGCAGCGGATGCTTTGATTAAAATTGCCAATGTCTTAGAAAAAATGGACGCTAGAAAAGAGAGAGAAGCAATGTTAGAGGCAAATGAAGAGCAGAAGGGAGTTGTGTTTATAGATGACATCAAAGAAGATGGATTTGACAAATCACAAAGTGAAGAGAATTAGTGAAATTTTACTTCCTAACTTTCATAATCTATATACAGCGTGGCGTTCTTCTCAGTATACAAGATATGTGTGCAAAGGGGGACGGGCATCTGCAAAGTCTTCTCATATTGCTCTTATTTTAGTGCTTTCTTTAATGAGAGAACCTGTGAATGTTGTTGTACTTCGTAAAGTTGCTGAAACATTGAGAACAAGCGTATATGAGCAAATCAAGTGGGCAATACAAGAACTAGGGGTAGAAGATTACTTCATTTTTAAAACATCCCCTATGGAAATCATTTATGCTCCTAGAGGGAATAAATTCCTATTCTTTGGGGTAGATGATCCCAATAAAAGAAAATCTATGAAAACCGCGGAATTTCCAATCGCATATTTTTGGATAGAAGAAGCGGCAGAATTTTCCACAGAGGAAGAAATAGAAATAGTCATAAAGTCAGTTTTACGGGGAAAAATTTCAGACAATTTAAAGTACAAGGGATTTTTATCTTACAATCCGCCAAAGCAGCGGCATCATTGGATTAACAAAAAATATGGAGTGATTCAAAAGCAAGAAACCTCATTTATTCATCATTCTTGCTATATAGACAATCCATATCTCTCAGAAGAATTTATTTTAGAAGCAGATGAAAAAAAGAAAAAAGATTCAGTTGGTTACGATTGGGAGTATCTAGGAAAGCCGGTTGGTGGCGGAGTTGTTCCTTTCCCACACTTGCATCTTGAAAAAATTCCGGATTCACTCATTAGAACGCTTGATACATTCCGGAATGGAGTGGACTGGGGGTATGCAGTGGATCCGGTGGCATTTGTAAGGTGGGGATATGACCGAATGCGAAAAAGAATTTATGCTATATCAGAATTTTATGGAGTACAGAAATCAAATGAAGTATTGGCGAAGGCAATTAAAAAGCAGATTAAAAGAAATGAAACGGTGACTTGTGATAGTGCAGAGCCAAAGTCTGTTGCGGAACTGCGGACTTATGGAATACGGGCTTATAGTGCTAAAAAAGGAAAAGGAAGCGTAGAGAGCGGAGAGAAGTGGTTGGGAGAGATGGAAATCTACATAGATCCGGAGAGAACTCCTAACATCGCAAGAGAGTTTCAACTAGCAGACTATGACATTGATAGATATGGAGAAACAGTGGCAAGGTTAGCGGACATAGACAATCATACAATAGATGCTACCCGATATGCTTTTGAAGGAGACTTGAAAAAGAGGAGAGAGGCAAACAGTAAAAAGTTTAGTCGTCCAAGCGGTCTGTGATATACCTGTCGTCGTTCAATGGGCGTTCAAAAATCATTTGAAATGGTTTAGGGTACATTTTATTGAAGTGAAACATCAAAGGGCTTAAAAACGATTTTAAAGGGGGATACAAAATGCAAGAGATATTTGAGGCGTATCGAAAGCATAGAAACAGTGAAATATATATGAATTATAGCCGGAATCAAAAGCTTTTCGCAGGAAAATCCTCCGAAGTCTTTTATCAAGACGTTCTGAAGAGAGTGAAATTGGAATACATGGGAGTCTTAAATGATAAAAACCAATACGCTGAATTTAACAGAAACGGGCGGATTTTGGAAAGAGTCTATCGACCGTTCAAGGACTTGGTTGTGGGAAATAACATATTGGGTGCAGTGACGAAGCTTTATGCAGAGCTGGCTTCTAATACAGAACCAACCATTTCTATCGAAGAGGAAAAGAAAAAAATATTAGAAGAAATTGACTTGCAAGATAAGACGGCGGAAGCGGTAGCGATTCAAAGCTATGCAGGAAAACTACTCTTAAAAGGCTATATTGTAGATGGAAAATTCTATATAGACATCATTCCACCGTATCAATATTTTGCTGTAAAAAGCCAATTGAACAGTGATTTAGTAGATTACTATGTTGTTTTTGAAGAAGAGAAAAAAGTACTAACAACAGAAATCTACAAAAAAGGAAAAACGGAATATCGGAAATACAAGATAGAAAAAGAAGGATTATCTGAAATGCCTTATCCGCTTGATTTAAGAGAATATGGAGCCGTCCAAGATGGACTAGGGTGGATTAAAAAATATGAAAATTGGCAGGTAGTTGAAATTCATAATTTATTTCACAGAAGCGACTATGTAGAAGACTTAGTCATCCATAATCGAGAGCTTGTGATTGGTGATACTCTAACAAGTCAGGCTTTTGATAAAGTAGCGAATCCGCTACTACAATTTCCCGATGGTGCTTTGGAATACGATGAGGAAGGAAACTTGGCTATCAAAATAAAGGATAGAATTGTCATCGTAGAACCGGAAGACAAGGAAATTAAACAAATTCAGATGAATACAAAAACGGAAGAATGGAATGCTCATCGTAAAAATATTATCGAGCAAATCTATCAAAATACCGGGACAAATGAGCAAGCATTTGGACTGAATAAAAATGGTTCTTCCGCATCTGGGGAAGCAAAAAGACGGGATATGGAAAGAACGATTTCAACAGTAGTGGCAAAGAGGGATCGTGTGTTTACCGGGTTTGAAAAAGTGCTTCGGTGGGGATATCAGGAGCTGTATCATCAAGAGTTAGAGGTCATAATTACTGGAAAAGATATTCTTTCATTGGGAGTGGGAGAAAAGATACTCATAGCAGTACAGGGGATTAGCTCAGGAATACTAAGTATTGAGAGTGCGATTAAATATGTCAATATTGCAGATATTAACGTAGAAGATGAACTTAGACGAACGAAAACAGATTTATCGTATCGAACAAAATTGATAGAGTCTTTGCGAATATTACAAGAGATTGACACAGAAGAACGAATAGCAGGATTATTAAAAAGACAAGGAGATGAACTGATAAAGGAGCTTGGTTTAGATGAAGAAGAGCCTGTTTCCCCATAATGTAGAGAAGCAACTTCAAAGAGTATTTACCTTTCATTCGAAGAAGCTTTTGAATAAGTATAAAGAGGCAATGAAAGAAGAGGAACTTACAGAACTTCCGGACATAGAATTCTCTAATTTGGAAAAGAAAAAAATGATAGAAGATTTGACAAAAGTAGCGATTGCTACGAATAAGCATGTCTTTGAGTCTTGGCGAACTTTAACGGACGAAGAATTAAAGCGTCCTGATTTGACGGGAGCAAAATTTTGGATTCGGGAAAATTATTTACACATGCAAAAAATGTCAAAGACATTTCCACAACAAATGGAAACCTTCAAAGAACAAGAGTATAAAAAGATTTTAAAATCTTTTAATGCTCCTTTAGATCATAGATTTGATAAGTTGCTGCAAGGGAAGATATCAAACACAGACATAGATAAGCTATTGAATCGTTTAAAAAACTACTATGCTCCAAGCGGTGACGTGAAACATCTGATTGAAAAATTGGAAAGAAATAGGACATTAGGACAAACAGAGATTAAAAAACTCCATGAATGGGCAAATAGAAGAAATGAGCTTTGGGCGAGAAACCAGACTGGAAATATTTATGCTTCCCAGTTGCAAGATTTATGGCTAGAAAACGGAATTGAATACTATGTATGGCATACGATGCAAGATAATCGAGTGCGGATGGAACATATTGAAAAAGACGGCAAAATCTTTCGAGTAGATGAAGATATTTTACCCGGACAGGAATTTGGATGTCGATGCTGGGCAGAATCAATTAAGAAAAATAAAGGAGGAAACAATGATTGAAAATGAACAAGAAGTCATAGACTATTTGAAAAAGGAAGAAAACAAGGAATTTCTTTCTAAAAATGGCTTTGTGACAGAAGTGGAAAAACAAGTAAAAACTCCTTTGACAGATGAAGAAGTCAAGGGATATTTGGCGGGAAAGCCGGAAATGACGAAGCAAGTTGGGGCTACAGCAGTGCAAGCATTTTTGAAAGAAAAACTTGGAAAAGAGGTCACAGAGGAAGACTTAAAACAAGGATTAGTACTTGGGGGAACTTTAGAAAATGTCAAGAAATTAGCGATTGAAAAAATTCTTTCAGGAGTGAAATATGGAGAATTGCTGATGGCTAAGATAGATTTCTCTAAAATTCAATTCAAAGAAGATAAGATTGAAGGCTTAGATGAACAATTGAATTCTCTAAAAACACAATACAAGGACTTGTTTGAACCAGGAGGGACAAGTACACCACCAGCGGTCACGAAAACAGAGCCTAAAACAGACTTGGAAAAGGTCAATGCGGAGTTGGAAGAATTGAAGAAAAAAGGGAACTCTATGATGAATCGGGCAAGAATTACATTGTTATTAAGCAAAAAAGCGGAATTAGAAAAGGGGGAATAATAAATGAAAAATATGATTACAGTGGATAGAATTGTAGGACATAAGGAAGATTTAACACCTTTGTTGGCATATACAAACGCTAACAGAGCTCCGTTATATTTAAATTTAGTTGCATTGGGAAGATTAGGAACTGCAACTCAAACTAAAATAACTTGGGTAGACTACTCTTCTGAGGGAACGCAAACGATTTTGACAAAAGCAGTTTCTTCGAATTCAGAGACTTCCTTCACAGTAGAAGATGGTTCTATCTTTAAAAAAGGATGTTTGGCGGCAATTGGAGATGAAGTCGTTGAAATCTCAAATATTGCTGAAAATGTTTTGACAGTGAAAAGAGCACAATTAACTACGACAGCAGCGGCATCTTACAAAATTGGAGAAGAAATCTTTTTCATCAACGATAACATCGCTGAAGGAGCAGATCTTCAAGGAACAACCTATAAAAAGGGTGTGAACTACGACAACAACACTCAAATTATTCGCGAAGAAATTTCTGTATCAGGAACTTCTGAAGCAATTAATGTTCCATCTTCTGGAGGAGTGGACGTTTACACATTGGAACAAACTAGAAAGATGGATACTGTGTTAGGAAAGATTGAGAAAGCGATTATCAAAGGGAAAAAATTTGAAGAAGGAACAAAAAGAGGAATGGACGGAGTCAAACGTTTCTTAGTCAAAGGGCAGTTAGTCGATGCAGGGGGACAAGATATTTCTTTGGAAATGATTGGAAATGTTCTACGAAAAATCTTTGAAGTAGGTGGAGACGTAGACGGTGGAAACTATGCGTTATATGTTCCGGGAATTCAAAAGGTAAAGATTTCCAAGTTGCTAAAAGACTACATCCAAGCACCGCCAGCAGAACATACTTTGGGGGCTGTAGCTACTTATATTGCAACAGATTTCGGGACTCTTCCTATTATTCCGACAACTAATTTACGTGGAGATGAAATGATGATTTTGAATCATGATGACATTGAAGCAAAAGTTCTTCGTGGATTATCTCATAAATACATGGGAGAAACTGGGGATAATACGAAAGGTTTGATTGTGACAGAACTTTCTGTACAAGTCAGAAATATTCATACGATGGGAATGATTGTAAACTTGAAAAGATAGGAGGAAAGCATGAAATTAAGACATATCTTATATGCCAGTGTGTATGTAAAAGGGAAAAATCAATATCATCAATTTCACGATGGGATTTTAGAAATTGAGGACAAAGAAGAAATTAAAGAGTTATTAAAAAACCAAAATATTGAGGAAGTCAAAGAAGAAGTTCCTGCGGAAGAAGAATCCACAGGGGATACTTCTGAAGATATTCAGGAAGTAGAAAAAACAGACAAAAAGAAAGGAAAACAAAAATGATTGGGTATGTGACAGTGGAGGAAGCACAAGCTTTCTTAACTGCAAGACATGGGGAGATAGACAAAGAAGAGCTAGAAAAAGCTCTATATCAAGCGTTTGACAAAATCGAAGCCATTGGGGCTAGAAATGGTCGGATGCAAGGGGAGAAAAATTTCCCTCGCTTACATGATAGCGAAGAAGTGATGAAGCTAATTCAAAGAGTGCAAATATTAGAAGCGTATGCAATCATGAGCGGGGGAAATGAAGACATTAAAAGACTTGGCAAAGGGATTGTAGGAAAGACTATCAACGATATGTCGATAAGCTATGACAGAAGCCAAAAAATTGGAGAAATTACTTTTGCAAGCGTAGAGGCGGCTAGAATTATGAAGCGTTTTAGTCGAAAGACATTTTAAAGGAGATACAATGAAAGACGAGGATTTGGGATGGAAAAAAATTGTAAAAGAGCTAGAAGAACTTCAGGAGTTAAGACTTATTATCTATATTGATGATAAGAAAACTTATGAAAAAACAGGACTGGCTGTAGATTATGTTGCCATGCTAATGGAATATGGAAGTGATGAATTTCGAGTTTCTTTCCCATCCCGTCCATTTTTTCGAGATACATTTCAATATCATAAAGAACATTTTGCATTGATGCTAGAACAAGGAATCAATGATATTGTTGGAGGAAAAACAACAGCAAAGAAAGTTTTACAGAAAATTGGGAAGTATGCAGTCACGAAAGTTCAGGATACTATTCATAATGGAAAGTTTCCGCCGATTGCAGAAAACACGGCAAAACGAAAAGAAAGTGACAGTCCATTGATTGATGAGAGTATTTTAATTTCAAGCATTAAATATAGAATTGAAAGGAGCGAATAATGGAATTTACCTTGCGAGAGTTTGCTCAAGAAGAACTGAAAAGATACAAAGTAGAGAGAAGAATAGCTGGAAACATTGACAGTCCAGAAGGATCCGTTCGGGAATTTGATTGCTTGATGCTGATATACAAGGCAAGGTTAAGAGGAAATAGCCCGAATCTGCAAGAAGGAGGACGTAATATCGGGACACTGAATGGGAAGTCTTTTAAAAAGGATAAGCTACAAATGGGGGACATTATCATAGTAGAGGGCTTAGAGTATAAAATCACGGACATATTACCAAGAATTTATGCAGACTTTGATGAATTTTCTTTGGAGCTGATGAGAAATGAAGAATAGGGAATTGGAAGTGGTGCTATTAAAAGAAATGCAGAAAATCCGTCCGAACTTTCAAATAAAGCCAATGGTTGATTTTAAGCATAGCGAAGAAAAAACCTTGCCTCGTGTTGTGTCAAGAACTTTAAATAATAGTATTGTAGAACGATACGAAGAAAGAAAAGACGGAGATAAAGGGATATATCAACAGATAGAAGTCCACCGGCACACGATAAGCTTCACATTCACTTTGTCAAAAAAAGAAAGTGAAGAAGATGTGGAAGAGATAAGAAAGCATTTTTCACATATTGTAGGCTCGGAATGGTGGATTGATAGAGCGGGAAAAGAACTGGTAATAGAAGAAATTACTGATTTGATAGATGTTTCGGAATATACAAAAGACAGCTATACAGAGAGGTATAGCTTTGATATGAACGTTCGAACTTTAGAAGAAAACATTGCTGAAATCGAGCATGTTGAAAAGGTCGAACTGGAATTAAAGGTAAAAGGAGGAATCATATGGCGTTCAAAATTTAAAACGTTTTTTGAACGTCTGTTGAACAACGATAAGTAAAAGGAGGAATTCATGGGAATCAAAATAGGAGCAGAAAAGAAGATAGTCTTTTTAAATGTACATAAGCCCACAGCAGTCAATCAAGCGACAGTCAATGTCATTGGGGCTTTTTCTACAAAAAAAGAAGTGAAAGAACAATTAATCACTTCTATCAAAGACGTGACTGGACTTTTGGAAAGTGATTTGTTGTATAAGAAAATTCAGGCAGCTTTCACGGCAGGGGCTCAAGAAGTCCTAGTGTTTGGGAAAAAAGTAGCCGGAGATGAGTATGCGGATTTGTTTAACTCTGTTACGAACGATTGGTTCGGGACAATTACAGATGAACAAGACTTAGAAAAAATTGCTTTGATTTCCAAAGAAATTGCGTCAAGAGAAAAAATGCTGTTTGCTACACCTTTGAAAGGTACAGAAGTTGGAGGCTCGTTGAAGAATTCAGTACAAGCTATCACGCAAGATACGACAGCCCTTGTATTTTCTTCGAATGAAGAAACAGAGGATGCGAGTGTAGCAGGATATGCCATTCCGCAGTTTCCCGGTTCAATTTTAATTGCAAACAAATTGATAAACGGAGCAGTAGACTCTGGATATTCGGGGGCAGAGCAAGGGATTTTGAAAGGTTTAAATTGCAATTACCAAGCCCGAATGAAAGGACAGCTGGGACTTGCGGAAGGAGTGACAGTAAGCGGAGATAGCATTGACTTTATCCACTGTGCAAAAGCTTTGAAATTTAGATTGGAAGAGGATATTACACTTTGGCTAAAAGCAACGCCCAAGCCAACTTTTTATGATACTTCTACATTAAAAGCTGTTATTTTGAAGAGAACAGGACAATTTGAAGCGATGGGAGCTTTGGCAGAAGGGAAGACAAATGTCAGACTGATTGATGTGGCAGATATTCCTGCCAATGACGTTTTGAAGGGGATTTATACAGGTGTGAAAGTAACATGCTATTACACCTATGGAATCAAAGAAATTAAAATGGACTTATTTTTCGCAGTATAAAAATAGGAGGAAAACATGGCAAGAAATCATTATAATTACAATTCAAATAAACATGATTTAGTAGTCAATGGCACGAGAGTCACAGACTATGGAAAGGATGCAAAATATACCGTTGCTTATGAAAGTGACTTCCGGGAAGTTGTGACCGGAGCAGACGGAGATACGATAACAGTAGAAAAAAATGATAGAAATGCTCTGATTACTGTAAAAATCTTACAATCAAGCCCTCTAAACATTATTTTTTCACAGTTAGCTTCTTCCGATAAAGAGTTCCCGGTCTTGCTAACGGATCGAAATTTTAATGGAGATATTGGAGCTTTTTCAAGCATCGCCCACTTTGTGAAAATTGCAGATTTAAACGTAGAAACAGTGGCAAAAGAAAGAGAGTGGCAAATTCGAGCAATCAACTTAAAGCCTGCTTTAGACTATATAAAGTAGGTGGCTCATGAGACTATTTTTAAAGTGCTATATATTACTTTTTTTCATCGGAATTGTCCCATTTTTACGAGGTTTATACACAGGTCCACCTGAGAGGTATAACATAATTCATAAAAACTCTCAGATATGTAAAAAGAAAGACGATATTCAAGAAAAATTAAATAAATTAGGAAAGTTAAAAAAAGATAGGAGGAACGATGCAAAATCGAGAAGAATTAGAAATAAATGGGCATAAAATCACATTAGTAGAGCAACCGACACAATATATCTTAGACTTAGAAAAAAAGTTTGAGGATAGAGAGTTGGTGGGGTATTGCAAAGAGATATTAAAATATCCAGCAGGAGAAAATCCGGATATGACAGAATTTCTGAATATTCCTGATACGATAAAATACAAAGATTTAGAGCTATCTTTAAAAAACAAAGATGGCGAAAAAGACTTGTATTTGGCTCAAGAGTTGTTTGTTTCACTTGGGAAAAATAAGACAAATACAGCGTATGTGGCAGAAGTATTCTTACAAAAGCTAGGAAAAAACGTGAATGAGTATAAGTATAAAGAACTTGTGGATATGGGAGCAGAGGTATTTAAACAAGTTGGGGAGATGATCTACTTAATCAAAATAAGAGATACCTTTCGTAGCTTGTAATGGAATTCAAGAAAGTGCCGAAGCATTGGAATATATGGTGATGGCACTGAGCGGATATACAAAAAACTTTGAAGCGGTAGAAAATTATACTGTAACACAGCTTCGAAGATACTTTGAAAGGTTAGTGGAGTATATGGAGGAAAGATATGGCAGTTAGAAAGTTAAGCATTGATATTATGAGTTATCTCAAGGGAAAAGGCTTTGAAGCAGTCGATTCCCAAATTAAAAAAGTAAAAAGCTCCCTTTCTTCACTAAAATCTTTCACAGACAGCGGCTTATTCAAAATGGCGGCAGGGTATTTTACAGTCAACACTTTAATTGCCCAATACAATAAAGCGATTGAAGCGAGTAACTTTCAAATTGAGCAAGAAACGAAACTATATTCTACTCTGAAAGGACAAAATTTCAGAGATGAGCAAATTGAAAGTATCAAAAGCTATGCTTCTGAACTTCAAAAAGTTGGAGTCGTAGGGGATGAAGTGACGTTGGCAGGAGCTCAACAGTTAGCGACATATAACTTAACGGAAGAAAGTTTGAAGAAGTTAATGCCTGCTATGCAAGATGTCATCGTGCAACAAAAAGGCTTGAAAGGAACGGGACAAGATGCTGTAGGAGTGGCAAATATGCTAGCCAAAGGGCTCTTGGGGCAAACGGGTATCCTACAAAAAGCAGGGATTACTCTAACGGAATATCAAGAAAAAATGATAAAAACCGGGAAACAGGAAGAAAAAGTAGCGGCTTTGGTGGAAGCAGTAAAAATGAACGTTGGAGAGCAAAATGCGGAATTTCTCAAAACTCCGGAAGGAAAAATTCTTTCTGCGCAAAACAGAATTGGAGATGTATATGAATATGTTGGAGGGTTAATGAGAGAAACTCGTGGAGAGTTCTGGTCTATGATGGCAGACAATACAGAATGGCTTCAAAATTTTTTGGGAGGCATTGTAAAAACAGGAACCGGAATTGTAGATACTGTGATTACAACAATAAGCGGAATCTTTGATACATTCAGGGCAATGCCACAAGAAGCTAGAGATACTATCAAGTTGTTGACCGGATTTTTCTTAATTAGCAAATTCCCAATTGCAGGGGCTTTCTTAGTCATTGAAGACATATTTGGAGCGTTTCAAGGGAAAGAAAGTTTTACGGAAGATGCTATGAATGCAATTTTTGCATTTACAGGAGCAGATTATAAATTCGATGACTTAAGAAAAGAAATACATGATTTTTGGCATGATTTGATTAGCCCAAGCGATCAGGCAACTGAAAAAATTGGGTTTTTGACTGCTACTCTTGAAAATTTCTTTGAAATTATGCGAGGGGGAATTGGAATTGCAGAAATGGTCTTTGGAGCTCTTCGGACTGGTTGGGATGTTATAAAATTAACAGGGAACATCATGATAGATCCAGACTCGATTCATGATCATTTAGAAGAATTTAATAATGGTGGGATACAAAATATCAAACACGGATGGGGGACTTTGAATTATGCAGCGGATAACATGACAGATATTCAACATCGTTATCAAGCTGGACTTCAAGAAAAAAGACAGAAAGAATTTCAAGAAACAGCAAGTTTGTTGAATACTGCAAGACTTCCAAAAAATGATATAGAAAAGGTGGCTCAAATGCTAGAAAAACCGTCTGTGCGATTAAAAAAAGAAAATCAAGTACCACCAAATTATACAGACAAATCTAAGCAAGTCTTCAATATTTATGAAGCGACAGATGCAAAGAAGATAGCAGAACAAATAGAACAAAAAATCAAGCAAAATGAAAAAGAAAAAGAGCAAAAGTGGAAAGCTCAAGTAGGCGGAAACTTTAGTCTAGCCGGATTGGAGGCTTAATATGAGTTTATGGGGACAATTGCAACAAGAGGCGACTTCTCTTGTGAAAAATTTTCTTGGAATAAAAGAAAAATCTTTACTAGGAGGGATACAGCTTCATGTTATTTCAGATAAATCTCGTAGTATTTCTGCGACTGTTACGAATAGACGAGTGGAAAAAGGATTTAATATCTCAGATACGGTCAGAAAAGAGCCTCTTATTTTTCAACTGACTGTAGTTGATAACAGCAAAGACTATATGTTAAATCGTCAGAGTTTGGAAAAAATGCTAGAGGCAGGAGAACCTATTGAATTTTACTATTCAGGCAGGGATTTATATCAAAACATAGTCATTGAAAATATTGAAGAATTGGAGCAAGCGGATAGAAAGAACTGTTTTACTTACTATATCACTTTACGACAAATATCTGTCGCAGAAATTAAAGCGACAGATAGTAAAGTAGATTACAAAAAAGCAGGGAGTACGGGCGGAAAGAAGAAAAGAATAGCAGCGACTGTAAAATCTCCTACAAGCTTAGAAAATACGAAAATAGCAGAAAAACAAAAGGAAAGAAAGAAAACAGGCTTAAAAAATATTTTTTAAGCTGAAGGAGGAAAAATGAAAGCTTTGGAAATTGATGTGACGGGAATTGAAGAGCATGGGATTATTGCCGACATCGGCAATAATCTGAAGCTAGATATGATTTATAGCAATATAGATCATCATATGTATGTTTCTGTATTAGACGGAGCCGAAAATCGAATCACAGGATTTTTCCGATTGGTTCCTGACGTTGATTTCTTAAGTTTAGCTTGGAATACTCTTCCTTACCAGCTTCGTTGCATAAAAATCAATGATTATGCGGAAGAAAAGGATTTGATTACTCCAAGCAACCTGAATCAAGACTATAAGTTTTTCTTGATTGGAGAGGAGGAGTAATGGCAAAGCTATGGAAACAAGTACGGATTATTACAGTCGGTGGCTTAATCTTTGACTATGAAGATTTAGACGTGGAATTTGATGTAAAGTGTACGGATGATAATAAGTCCGATACAGCTACGATTCGGATATATAACCTATCAGAAACCACGAAAAATAAGATACAAGCGAATCAAGCTGTCACGATTGATGCAGGCTATCGAGAACTTCACGGAGTGATTTTCGCCGGGATTGTGGAAAGCGTGAGTACCAATCGGAATGAAAATGACATGGTAACGACTATTACTGCAAGTCCTAACAATAGGGCTTACACGAACACTCCAATCAACATGCAGTTCAAGGCAGGTATCAAAGCAAGTGAAATATTGAAGCAGTTGGAAAAACAAGTTCCTTTTAAAATTGATATAAAAGAGCTTGGGAAAGATACGACATATCCCAATGGAAAAGCTTTCTCCAATCGCCTATCTAATGTTATTTCCGTACTCGCAAAAGATACGGGAACGATTGCAAGATTTACAGATAGCACGATTGAATTGAAAAAGCCCGGGAAGGCTTACAGCAATGTCTTGAAATTAGGAAGTGAACAGGGCTTAGTCCGGGTAGACAAAAAAGAAGAAAAAGCGGAAGCGGAAAAAGAAAAGAAAGATAGCAAAAAAGCAAAAAAGGAAAGTAGTAAGAAAAAAGAAAAGCCAAAATACAGTATAGAAGCCTTTCTTATTCCAATTGTGAAGATTGGGCAACTCATTGAAGTAGAATCGACCTTGTGGAATGGAAAAGGCATTGTGAAAGAATGTAACTATGTAGCCGGAGATGTTTTTAATTTCTCCGTGAATGCAATGTTGGAGGTCGTGGAATGATTGAATTTGTACAAGCAATGATACAAGATGCGAATAATGAAATCCATACATCCTTACCAGCTACGATTACAGAAATCAACTATGCGGCGGGGACCTGTACAGTGCAAATTATTCCCAAGAGGGAGCTATGCGGACAAGTGATGTCATATCCACCTTTGATTGATGTAAAATTAGATTTCTTGAAGTTCGGTGGTTGGAAGTTTCAGTTCCCTCGAAAAGCTGGAGATAAAGTTTGGGTTGGATTTTCTGAAGCTACTTTGTCAGAAGATACGAGTTTGGAGAGGTTTAGCCTGAACGAGCCATATATCATAGGTTCTTGTGAAGGGGATTATGAAAGCAATAGCGAAGACATCATTCTCGAAGGAAAGGGAACTAGGATAGAAATCAAAGGAAATGGAGAAATCATCATCACGACCGGGGCTAATGAGATGACAATCAATAGCAATCTGACTCTGAATGGTGATTTGACACATAATGGAAATACAACGCAGACAGGGAATACTACACAAAGCGGAAATGTATCGGTAGAAGGAAGCGTTGGTGCTAGTAAAGATGTGACAGGTGGAGGCATTAGTCTAAAGAACCATACACATGGATACAAACCTGGTGGAGATCCAAGTACACAAACGGATCCGGCTAGTTAGGAGGCAATATGGCAACAAGTATTAAACTAGATAAAGATTGTGACATCCTATTCGATGAAAATGGCGTTTGTGAACTTGTAGAGAGCACAGAGGACATTATCCAAGCTATTCGAGTTGAGTTAGAGCAAAATAAGGAACAATGGGCATTGAATACCCTATACGGAGTTCCTTATTTGAATAAAAAAAATACTGGAATTTTACAAGTGAAAAACAATCATTCAAGGATCCTTCAAGAACTAATAAAAACAATTTCAAAATACGAGATTGATAAGATAGAAAGCATTGATTTTGTAAATAATGAGATAGTAGCAAAAATATGGATAAAAGGGGAGGTGTACACATTATGATAACAGAAAAAGGCTTTGTTATTCCGACTTTAGAAGAAATTTATCAACGAAAATTGGCAGAATTCAAAACTGTAAAGCCAAACATTCGAGAAACTGACAGTAATGTGATTATCCCTCTTTTAAAATTTGATGCGGCGGAAGAGTACGATGCTTATTTGGAAGGCTTATCTGTATACAACAATCTGAATGTATATACGGCGGTAGGAAGTGGTTTAAATACTGTCACGAGTCATCTGAATATGACTTGGCTAGAAGCGACTAGAGCAAAAAGCCGGATCCAAATAACAGCATCTACAGAAACCACAATCCCACAGGCTTGGGGAGTGGAAACGGTGGATGGGAAAAAGTTTGTAACTTTAAACGCTGAAGATTTAAAAATTCAAAAAGGTAAGACAGAATTGGATGTCATTTCCTTGAACGCTGGGAAGGAAAATAATGTGAATGTCGGGCAGATTACGAAAATGACAAGCATTATTTCTGGAATAACCAATATTATAAATACCCTTCCAGCTGTGGGGGGAAGAGACAAAGAAACGGATACGGAGCTAAGGGAGCGATATTTGAAGAGAATAGATAGAAAGAGTTCTTTCACGACAGAAGGGATTAAGAACTATATTTTAGAAAATACAAACGTTCAAAAGTGTCAAGTAATCGAGAATGATACTGACTTAACTGACTCAGATGGAAGATTGCCACATGCGTATGAGGCAGTTTGTTTAGGCGATACGAATGAAAATATCTTACAAGCTTTATATGAATACAAGTTAGCAGGAATACGAACCGTTGGGGATATCACAAAGAACTTTGATGATATTACCGTTGGATTTTCAAGAGCAATCGAAAAACAGATTTATGTCAATATCTCAATTACAGCAATTCGGGATTTGTGGCTTCAAGAATATGTAGAAAAAATCAAGAAAATTGTACAAGATTATATCGACACAATCGAGCCGCAGGGCACAATTTATCTTTACAAAATTCTTGGGGAAATCTACAAAGCAACAGGAGGAATTAAGACGATTCAAATCAAGTTAGGAGATTCTTATTATTCTATGTCTACATCAGATTATTCACTAAAGAAAAAAGAAATTGCAGTTGTGCAAGCGGAAAATATAACGGTATCGGCTGAGGTGAGTTAGATGGAATTAAATTTAACAAGGATACCGCACATTTATCATGATACGAAGTATGTTCGAAAACTCTTTGAAATCTTAAAGCAGAAACATATCAATGTTGTGAATATGTGGCAAGAATTAAGATATTTTAATGATTTAGAAAAATCAAAAGGACACATGCTAGATGTACTTGGAGGGAATTTTAAAATAGCGAGGTTAGGAAGAACAGATGAAGAGTATAGAAAAGTTCTAAAGTTCGAGATACCAAGCTTTAATTTTTTAGGAAGCCCTTATGAAATCAGGCGGATTTTGTCAGAATATTATGATATTCCGATTGAAAACTTTATTCTGACAGAATTGTCAGGGAAAATTGTCATCAAAATTCCAGATACGATTAGTAAGTCTGAAGTTCTAAAAAATATAAAAAGACTAAAAGCAGCAGGAGTAGGATTACAAGTAGATTTTGAAATATATGTAGAAGACTACACTCTTATAGAATTAGAAAAAATGACATTAACAGAAATAGCAAGAATAACACTTGCTAGGAGGTAAAAAATGGCAAATTGGATAGAAGATCCTCAGAATCGAGAAAATGTAGAAAAAGTATCAGAAGAAATAAAATTACCACTTTACAAAGCATCTGCGAAAGGGGAGTTCCGACCATGGTTAAAAGAATCTTTTGATAAATTAGAAGATTATTTAGTTGCACTAAAAAAATTAGCAGAGAGTAAAGAACCAAAGGTTGATTGGAAAAGTGGGGGAAATTTAGAGAAAACAAATGAATATAAAAAAAATGATTCCTCTTTTCTTTTAGACACAAAAGGGAGTAATCAACTTTACGAAGATTTATTGAGAATTATAAATTCTTTAGATAAATGCCCTTACAAAGTTGGGGATATCTATACAACAACAAACAATTCAAACCCAGCTTTACTTTGGGTAGGGACAACTTGGGAAAAGATAGAAGGAAAATTTTTGAGAGCAACAAAGACAGGGGAAAACACTGGAACGACAGGGGGAAGTGACACAAAAGTATTAAGTGTTGCTAATATGCCATCTCATACACACGCAATATCTATCGCTGCAGGGGGGAACCACACACACTCACAAGATGCACACGCACACAGCAGAGGCTCTATGGAAATAACAGGAACTGTAGGTGGTTTGATTGTTGCAGGAAGTATGACTGGAGCATTTGCTTACTGGCAAAAAAAAGGTGTACAGGGGGACTCTGGTGGTATGGTAGAGTGGAATGAAGGGTATGGTGGAAATAATGCTGACTTTTATGCTTCTAGAACTTGGAGTGGCTCAACAACTGCTGCTGCTGCGGGGATTCACTATAATGGAAACCATAACCACTCGGCTAGTGCTAGCTATTCAGGAAATGGACAAGCTTTTGATATAAAGCCATCTTATATGAATGTAAATATATGGAAAAGATTAAGTTAGGAGGGAGATGTATGTATATATACTTAGACAGAGAAGAAGCAAAAAAAGGGATTACATTAGTAAAAGCAGTATTAGAAAAAAGAAATGAAGAATATAAAAAAAAGTATGTGGAATTTATTGGAGAGGATATTCCTCACTTCATCACATTTCTTGAAGAAACTGATAGCATTCGAGAAGCAACAGAAGAAGAAAAATTAGCTAGAAAACAGATTGAATTAGCTGATAATGAAGTTATTATAGATAACGTGATATATAACTATGATAAAAAATATCAGAAAGTCGTAAATAATCAAATTGTCGATAAAACTACAGAAGAATTAGTTATAGAAGGGCTTATCACATTAGAAGATGTGAAAAAACAAAAAAGAGAAGAACTAAAAAAAATTAGAAATCAAAAAATAGAAGAAAATATTGAAGTATATGGGGCTGTTTTTCAAGTAAGAAATTCGGATAAAGAAAATTTTGATGATGTTGGACTGATGATTAGAACTAGAGAAATTGATGAAAATTACAAAAAAAATTGGGTACTAGCTGACAATTCTATCAAAGAATTTACAGCTCAACAAATTGTTGACGTTTGGAAAGAAAGAACAAAACGAAAAGACAAAATTTTCCAAGATTTTGGGATATTATCTATGAAATTACAAGCATGTAAGTCAGTGAAAGAAATTGAGAAAATTAAATGGGAATAGGAGGAACATTATGGGATTTAGTTTTAGTCAAAATAGCTTAGATAAAATGAATAAAGTTCATCCGAATTTAATTGCTTTTATGAAAGAACTTATTCAAATAACTCCTTATGATTTTAAAATTTTGAGTGGAATGAGAACAGCAAAAGAGCAAGCTGAGCTATATGAGCAAGGTCGAAGCAAACCGGGAACTATTATAACCAATGCAGATGGGTACAAATACTGTTCTAATCATCAAGAGAAGGTAGATGGATACGGTTATGCAGTAGACATCGGAGTGTTAGTAAAAGAAAATGGAAAGACTGTTTACAAAGGCAGTTGGAAAGATTTTCATTACTATGAAACTATTTACAAAACAGCTGAAAAGGCAGGTTTGCTTGAAAAATATGAAATTGAATGGGCAGGAAATTGGAAAAGTTTTCGAGAAGGGGCTCATTTTCAAATAAAAAATGCTAGAAATGTGGCATTTAAAAAATAAAGGAGGAATACAAATGGATAAACAAGTATTATTGGCAGTTGGAGAAGCAGTGGTGGCAGGTATCGCTTATGGGGTATTGTTGTACAAGCAAAAAGGAAAAGAAGCTGTAATGCAAGAGGCAATCAAAGCAGAGGCAACTATCAGAGGACGAGGCTTAGGAGCCATGAAGAAAAAGGCAGTTCAAGAATTCGTAGCAAAGCTACCATCTCATGTGAGAATTTTCATCAATGAAACTACAATTGAAGCTGTTGTGAAAGAATTACAGCCAGTCTTCGAAAAAATGAAAAGAAACATATAGGAGGGAAAAATGGAATTAAATCCGCTATTGACTGAGCCAATGGGCGAAAGAAAGTGGATTTTAAGGGAAGAATACAAGTATGAAATCAATGGCTATATCATTGCTGTCCCCAAAGGATTTATAACAGACTTAGCCAGTGTTCCAAGAGTGCTGTGGGTATTCTTCCCACCTTTTGGGAAGTATACGAGAGCGGCAATAGTCCACGATTATTTGTATTCAGAGTTAAATGCCACTGGAATCAATCGCTATTGGGCAGATAAAATTTTTTATCATATTATGAAAGAGCTTGGAGTGGTAGGTTATAAAAGAGTCTCCATGTATCGAGCTGTAAGAATGTTTGGAGAGCCTGCGTGGAAGAAGAAATTACAAAACGAAGGCTATATGGAAAAAGCTATTGTAGATCATACTGAAGAGGCTATAGAATATAATAAGAAAATGAAAGAAATATTGAAATTATAAGGGGAAGAGGGAGATGGAGATGGAGAAAGAAATTGGAATTGGAAAAATGTTCATAACCGGTTTTGGCTATTTACTATTTTTATTAGGTGGCTGGAATTGGACTTTGGGAGCTATGTTCATTTTCATGGTTTCTGACTATGCAACTGGATATATCAGGAGTTTCTTAAAAGGACAACTATCCTCTAAAGTAGGATACAAAGGTCTTTTAAAAAAATGTTCTTATATATTTATTGTCTTAATTGGAGCCGCTTTGGATAGAGTTCTTGAAGAAAATAGCATACAAATACCAATTTCTTTTTTTGGAGCTCCTGTTTCCTTTAAAGTATTGCTAATATGTAGCGTCATAGGAACAGAAGGGATTAGTATTGTAGAAAACTTCGCAGAAATGGGAATAAAGTTTCCCTTTACGATAAAAAAGCTATTTAAACAGCTTCAACAAGACGAGCCTACCCAGAATACCTATGATGAAAAAAAAGAGCCTTAAACGGGCTCTTATTTTAATGTTTTGACAAATAAAATTGAATTGCTTTCTTCTTCATATCTTCCAAGCTTTTAAAAGCTGTTTTTTCTACTAAAACATTCCTTAAAGCTTTGTCTTTGTCCGCATTCTTAGACTTACATCGAGAAGCTAACTCTTCTTCTAACTCATCGTAATTACGAAATTGAGTAAATTTAGACATAAATTCTTCGTTCAATAGGTCTTCAGTAACTATTTCTTCCGCTTCTAATTTCTCCATCAATTCTTTTTCAGTCAT